TCTGTTGCATAAGTACGTCGTCCACGACCAGTTAGTGCAGTCTCAACTGGTCCAATGACGGAGAAGATGGACTTGTCAATCTGCTCGATGAGCTCGTTTGGTGATGTATACGTTACCTTCTTTGGCTCTACGAATCCGATTTCGACTTCCTTGCCTGTGATGTAACTTCTGTCTGGTTCACGAAGTGCTTGAACGATCTGTTGTTTGTAGCTCTCTATGAACTGTTGGGCGGCTTCCTTTGCTTTCTGTGCTTTCTCCTCGAAGGTTGTGCCTGGATAGAACCTTGGATCGAATGCACTGAGGTCAAGTTTGTGATGTTCTCTCGGGATGAGTTTCTGACGGATGATAATGTCATCGATTGTTGCTGAAAGCTTCCAAAGGAGTTTGTATTTCAACGCCTCGATTGGCGACATTGACCAGACTCCGAAAGTATAACGACCATAGAGGTCTCTGACAGACTTAGCTTGGTTCGATAATCCAATGTGAAGGATGTTGTCCTTCTTGAAGATTTTGCGTTTTTCGTCGTTTAGTTCATTGAGGACGTAGATGTTTCGTTCGAAGATCTGTGCATCAGCTTGTCCGATTTGATCTTCCTTCTCAAGAATGGTCATATATTCAATTGGCAGTGGTTGAAGAGTCGTAAGTCCGACATTTTTCTTGAAGTCTATGAATGCTATGAAGTCTCCGTACATCAGAAGCTGTTCGGCAATGGTTTGGAAGAGATTTTTGAATGAATACTCCTCCTCGAGATTTTTGAGGTCTTCGAGTAGTTCCTTCTCTTCTTCGTCGAGGTCACGACCAACCTTTAGCGTAACACCTTGGTAAGCATATCGAACCATCTTTGCAATACGATCAATAGAACCCCAAAGTTCCGGATCGATCTCTGCGAGAACTCTGTAGAGTTTGTATTTATTGTTGGACGCTTCTCGGAGTTTTTGGTAGATATCTCGCAGAGGCATCAAAACAGGATATTGTAAGGTTACCGGCGAGATGATTGGTACAGATCCACTGCTTGTGAAAGATAGACGGATCCTCTTTCCAAGAGACCTTAGTCCTCTTACGATTGATGACATGTTCTACCCCCTGAAAGTTGTTACAACATTTAGTGGATATGATCGCCGAGGAAGTAACTCCGTAATTCCATAGAGTGAGTTTACGACGGCATCAGCAACGTCCTTCGATCCACCGGGTGGATGGTCGACTTTCTTCGCATTAATTATTTGCAGCTGGCGGAATTCCTGACGAAGCCATGGATACTCGCAGAGTTTGATGGTTCTTCGGTAGCACGCTTCCTTGAAACGATCGTAGTCCTCTTTTCGAACAATGTGATTGACAACGAGGACACCCGTTGAGGCGATCTCTTCTTGGAGCTCTGGAAATTGCCAGGTGTCAAATACAGCAACAACTACTGGAGCCAGATGGACGACTTTCAAGATAAAATTCTTAATTTCAATCGGTGAGAGTTCGACGCCTTTTTCTGGAGCAAACCGATAGGCTCCATCGACAATGTACTGTTCGGGCTCAGCTTCATGGATCAAGGCAAGCCCGAATGCGTCGTGCTTTAGTGCAGGATCGCCAGCAAGAACATACGTAGCAGAAGCATCAAACGTCGGGGTAAGTCCTTTTGCCATTAGTTCTAAGTTGTTTGGAACGCTACTGTCGAACGGGATAACGTCCGGATTCGAGAAGTATTGCATCGTTCCTGCGAAGGGAACGGATCCAAAGTCTCTCCAGAAAGTTGCTGGATCGCGTTGACGCTCGTATTGGAGGTCTTCAAAGGAAATCCGAGGATTGAATTCCCATGTTGCATACTTCAGTGCAAGCATCTTTGGATTCGTCTGTGCTTGCTGATAAAGTTGCATCATGATGTCGGATGAATGCCGAATCGACGAGATACTGATACAGTAGCCCTCCGATCCAAAGGTTGCGGTAGATCGTTTCAAGGACGTATAGACGTTCCACGCACCACGCTTAGATGTCGACTCCTCAAATCGGGCAAGCTCATCGAAAATTGCAAGTTTTACGTTCCTACCAACGAGGGAGGCTGACGATGAAGTTCCACAGAGGATGTGAATGCCTTTGGACGGAAAGATGATTTCGTTGTTGAGAAATCTCGGACGGAATTCACGGAAGAAGGGACTGCGAGCAATTCGATTGAAGATCTCACGGAAGATTGTGTCGGATGCTTGTTTTTCCGATGTTGCTACGACAATGATGAAAATCAAAGATCCAGGAGTGAGACCATAGTATGCTGCTGGATCTGGTTTGATTAGGAGTTTGAAAGCTTCATAAGAAGCAAATATCGACGCGAGAGTTGTTTTACCGCTACGGTTACCTGCAATCAAAACGAGCTCTGTGTAGTTACCTTCATAAAACTTTCGGAGGACTTCCGCTTGCTTAGGGAAGGGCTTCAGTCCAAGGAAGTAGGGATCTTCACAGAAGAAGACAGGATCCTGTAGTGCTTTGAGAATTTTAACTGTCTTCTCCCTTGGCTCAAGCAACAGGCATCTCCTCGAGCTTCTTGAGGATGCGCTCTTGATATTCCTTTGGCAACTCTGATGTGATCAACTGGAGGAGATACTCATAGTGAACTGTGATTTTCTGAAGTTGAATGATCGGTGCAGCTTGCAACCTCCCTGCAAGTCTCTCGAGATCCATGATAGTCTTACGAAGAGAATCGCATACTGCGACGATAGCTCGTTCATTGGACGGACTGATATCCAAATGCCGGAGTTCTGTGAGTCTTTCCTTCAGAATCTGGGTGATCTCCTGGAGGACTTCCAATGCGTCGACATCAGTTTCTCGGATTTCCTTTGTCCGCCCCATGTGATATCTTGTATGGTTCCACAACTGACGGTAAGTTACGCCGAGTATTTGTGCGGCTTGCTTGAGAGTGATTTCTCCGTTTCTCACTCTTCGGAGGACTTCCTCGGCTCTTGGGTGGAAACAAACTGGACAGGACATATACAAGAAATAGATAGATGATCCTTTATTTAAATCTGTTGTAACTGACGTCTCGTCAAAGGATAATCTTGACTGCAGACATTCCTCGTCAAATGTCGGTTATGGATAGGATGCGGAATCTGCCAGTCGCGGGCATTCGTTCACTGGATGTCAGTTTGTCGTGTCAGCTGAGAGTAACTCTATGGATTCGTTCGGGGAACTGTAGAGGGAGACCAGGTAGAGGAGAAGGAGAGGTGAAGGAGAAAAGATTTTAGGAAAAAAAGAGATATTGAATGATTAAAATGTATGTAGGTATAGTAGGTAGTAGAAGGTTTAAGGATGTTGAATTTATTGAGAGGTTGATGGAAGGTATTGTGAAAAGGTTTGGTGGTGGTGTGGTGTTTGTTAGTGGTGATTGTGGTAGTGGTGTTGATAGGTTTGTGGGTGAGGTGTGTAGGTTGAGGAGTTGGAATTTGGTAAGGTGTTGTGTTAATAGGAGGTTGTATGGTGTGTATGGTAATAGGTTGTATTATTGGAGGAATTTGAGGATTGTGAAGATGTGTGATGTTGTGTATTGTGTGGTTGAAAGGGGTTATTGTGGTAAGGGTAGTAAAATGGTGTTTGAGTTGTGTAAGAGGTATGGTGTAAAGGTTGTTTGGTTGGAGGTTGATGATGATGGGAAGGTTGTAAGGGTTGATGGAGATGTGGATTGTAAGGAATATAAGAATGGATTTTGTTTGGTGTTAGGTGAGAAGTGTAAGTATGTTTGGTGGAATTGTAAATTGAGGAAGATATGTGAAGAAATAAGAAAAGAGAGTGAGGTGAAATAGATGGAGATTGGAAAGATAGTTTTGGATTGTTGGGTTGTTGGTATTGGTGTTAGGTGTAGAATGTTTGAGTTTGTTGTTTATAGGAGTATTGGTAGTAGGTGGTTGTGGATTAGGATTGGTATGTGGATTAAAGTTTTGAGATTAAAATAAAAAGGAGGAGTGAGGTGAAGTAAATGAAAGGAAAGGTAGTATTGAGAATGAGGAGATGTGAGTTGTGGAGAATTGATGTGGATAGGTATGAATGGAGAGTTAGGTTTGGTGATGTGGTAGTTAAGAAGGTTTAAGTAATTAAAAAATTTTTTGGAGTGGTGA